TTACCGAAAGGTAGCCCCTTTGTTTTTTGGGGCTGTTAGAACTGACTTAGAATATTTTTCCTGAATCGGCGGTCTGTCGAGGGTGGGAGAGACCTTTGTTTTTCGATCATAGATCAGCACCTGACTCTCCGTTTTGTGCCCGCTGAACAGTTGTTTGTCGCGGCTGCTTCCTTCGTAATCAGAGATCCCCTTCGCCTTCAGGTCGTGGAAAGTGCAGTCCAGTGCGTACCCCAGTTTCACTGATGCCCTCTGCCTGGCATCTTCCCAGCGATGACTGAATCCCCGTTTACTGAACCCGCTTCCGTGCGTTCCCAGTATCACGCATGAACCTGGGTTATTCGGCGTAGAGAATGTCTTCGCCAGCTCAAAGGTTTGGCGTAGTCGTTCGGCCCACTGCTTGATTTGGCTGACGCTGTTTTTCCCCTGCTGGATGAAGATCCCCTCCGGTGTAACCTGGCGCCACAGTAGCCCCAAAACGTCCGCCTGTCTGGCCGCGCACAGATAGGCTATCTCCATAGCGACGCGTGTTACCGTTCAATCGTGCTGAATGGCCGCAAGAGTGCCAACTCAAGGAGCATTACGACATGCGCGCCGCCGCGCTCATTCGCCAGCTCTATGAGCGGAAAGTTACACGCCAGACGGTTATTCAGCACATTGATGTGACGCCAGAGAGTTATCGGGAGTTTTTTAGACAACGTTTGAACTATTGGTGCCAGAATGCTGCACTAAGCTGATGAGTAGAACGAGAGATGCCAAAACGATAGGTTTTTGGCATCTCTAATGTTTAATAAAATCGAAGCTGTCTTAACTTAAGATCTAGAATTGTAATTTCTACTACACTCAATCCATGTTTCTCAATATTGAACACTTTTCTGAAATTAAAAATGACATCCATCAGATCTTGCATTGTAGCAATATCAATTTTCAAATCACTCTTTAGGTCTCTTATCTTAAACACGATCATGAGAAAGAGTAAAAGAACTGTCGTAAGAGAAAATATAATCGTCGATAAGTATACGTTAAAACCTAGAGCTCCAACTAATATTGGCTTTAGTAAAAATGGAATGGCAACAAAAAAATAAAAAAGAGCAATAAGTTTGACTAATGATAATCTAATTTCCCTTCTCTTTGACTTTATTTCATTCTGTATTGATGTTGCCATTTCAATTAGTTTATTTATTTCGCTATAGGCGTTACTGAACTCTGTCGCATTGGTTGAGTGCTTATGGTCATGTTGATTACTATTCATTGGTCAAGTCCTCACTTAACAATCAATCAGCGCAATCTTGTTCAAGAGCGTATGAAGCATGCCCGATATTTCCGCATGATCTTTTACATGAATTGGATGGATGTCTTTTTTACCATAGCTTATTGTAGACATATCACAGCAAACAGGTACCAAAAGTGCCATTTTCTCGGCAGGAAATATTGTGTATAATTTATTCAAAATCGAAAGAAATTTTGGTGACTCTGTATAATGCCTTATAGCATCTGATGCTTTATATAAGTCAACTTTATTCAGTATAAGACAAAACCAATTGGGTCTATGTTCTAGCTGAATTAATCTATCAACAATATCCTCTAGATAATCTAACTCTTCATTTAAGTTATTTTTTTGCAACTGGTTGAATGTTGCAATTCCCATTGATTTTAGATTTTCGTGACTGTATTTATCTCTGGGAACGTTATAACCATAATCTAGAATATGCATTAAACCTTGTAGTTTTTTATTATTAATAACTTTATCCATTAATGAGAATGATACAGCCATTTTCTGACCGGGGATTATAGTTATTTTTTTTGGTAAAAAACCATTCCCTAAAAAAAGGATTTCATCTTCCCCCTTTATTGAAGGTCCAGGATGTTTCATTTTTTTATCTCTAAGCTCTTGATTTAGCGCTGCAAATAAATATGATTTTCCCGAACCTGGTAGTCCTGTTACTGCGACTCTGGAATCAACAGCCAAACTGACAGCCTTAAAAAGTAGTGTTGCTATTGTTTTCCTTGAATTGTAAGAGGTTACAGCAGTTTTAATAACTGGCGCACTGTAAGCTATTAATGATGCAGGTTCTAACATTTATAATCCTTTAATTATCTGTATCTTTAAGTACCAAATCCCAGTTATTTACCCAAGCAATTTATGGATAATACACTACTATTCAGTAGCTTATCATGAAGAAGATTTTAGTGCTATATGATGGAGTCGAGCTAGTGTTCTCACTTGATTTTTGAACACATTATGCGATTGAATTATCATTTTGTGCTCTTAAAGATTTGCACTTACTGCTACTTGAGAGTATACATGCTGTATGTTTGTACAGTATTCTTGTGTGGGAGGGAACGTGTTCAAAAAGACGGAGGTAGGGGAACATCCCCCCGATAACGGTCGCGTTCTCATAACCTGCAAGAATGGTAAGGTAACGGCACTCAGAAACATCTATGATGATGAGCATGTCGCATCCCTTAAGTCATTGTTAGAATTGGCAGAACAAGCAGGCTGTATCGTTGTTCAAAAAGGTAAAAACAGAGTATAATCACATTACCGGACTGAACACCCGGTAACCTGTATTTCTGAGCAATTGCTGCGCTAAAGGGGAAACCAATGGCGCAGTATTCATTTGTAAAATCAGCAGGCGGCGTTTTAATTCCGGCCACACCAGACGCCCGCGAGTTTATCGAGAAAAAATTCCGTCTGGGTGCTGTCCTGTATGCCGACTTTAAACAGACTCGCAATGCAGCATTTCACCGTAAGTTTTTCGCGCTTCTAAATCTCGGCTTTGACTACTGGCAACCGTCAGGCGGTGCAATATCCCCGGCAGATAAAAAACTGGTTCGTGGATATGTGCAACTGGTGGCCCACTATGCTGGTCACGAAGAAACACTCCAGGAACTGGCCGATCAGTATCTCCGAGAAGAAGCGGAAAAACGTGCCGGAAATATCAGCGCAGTAAAATCCTTCGAAGCATTCCGCGCATGGGTAACTATCCAGGCTGGTTTTTATACCAGATATGAAATGCCTGATGGCACCACCCGCAACGAACCAAAATCCATATCGTTCGCAAAAATGGACGATATCGAGTTTTCCCAACTCTATAAATCCGTACTTGATGTGTTATGGAATTATATTTTATTCCGCACATTCCCAACTCAGCAGGCAGCAGAAAACGCAGCCTCTCAATTATTCAGTTATGCCGCGTGAGAAATATCGCCATGACCAAAGACGATAAACGCTGGCTGGAAGATGTTGCATCACTGGGTTGCGTCGTATGCAGAAATCTTGGCTATGGCGCCACACCCGCAGAAGTTCATCACATCCGCAAAGGGCAAGGCATAGCCCAGCGCGCCGACCACAAGGAAACTCTCCCGCTTTGCCCTCCACACCACAGAACCGGCGGACACGGCGTAGCTATCCACGCAGGGCAAAAAACATGGGAAGAGAATTACGGTTCAGAGACTGAATTGCTCGAACAGGTAACTATCGAAGTAAAGGAATTACGCTTATGCAGAATTTAATTCCGTCTCTAAGAGCAGCAGATAACGCTAAAAATGCGGTTTGTCGACACGTCCGGAAAGCATGAAATTCTGTTCAGGCTCTTTTTTCATTCTGGCGGGCGGCGATTTTTCCCCTCGCTATGTTCGCGCGCGCGTTTTGTGGGGTGATCGATGCCGCTGGTCGCCACCTTCCGGACAGACTGGTTTCGCGTCATTACTGACCTGACCAGAAAAAATCTCACTACACAGGAAATAGCTGACGAACTCGGCGTTTCAAAATCTGCTGTTCTGGGCTGGAAGTCTGGCTCTGAACCTCGCCACGGTCATGGTGAGGCATTGATCGCATTGTGGTGCATGGCGACAGCATCAGACAGAAAAAAACTCCCCACAGTTTTACACCGCCAGTGGTTCACTTTCCGTAAATCGCGTTTTGGTCGGGAAACTGACCAGACACCCAAACCACAATGACGGCTCACCATTAATCCGGAGATATCCAAAATGGGTCGACCAAAAAAAATGTTGAGGTGCCAGGGCAGGAAAAATCCAGTCAGGCAGAAGAAGCACTGTTGCTTAATTCTGTTGCTGGTACCTACGCCTTACCCTCACCACTAAATTAAGTGGACCCCACGGGGGTAAGGCATGAGGATGAACAACCATTCAGATCTGGCTGCGGGGGCTTCCTACGTCACTTCTCTTGGCAGTGGTGGCTACTGGCTACTACAACTACTGGACAAAGTAAGCCCCAGCCAGTGGGCTGCTATCGGTGTACTGGCGAGTATCTTCCTAGGGCTGATTGCCTACCTGACCAACCTCTATTTCAAAATCAAAGAAGATCGTCGCAAAGAGGCTCAACTCTATGACCAGCAACAGGACTAAGCTCAGCGCCGCCGTTCTGGGGCTGGTGCTGGCTGGTGCATCTGCACCGGTTATCCTCGATCAGTTCCTTAATGAGAAAGAGGGCAACAGCCTGACGGCGTATCGTGACGGCGGCGGGATCTGGACGATTTGTCGTGGTGCCACGATGGTTGATGGCAAGCCAGTTGTGCAGGGCATGAAGCTGACGCAGGCGAAATGTGACCAGGTTAATGCTATTGAGCGCGATAAAGCACTGGCGTGGGTTGAGCGAAATATCAAGGTACCACTGACAGAACCACAGAAAGCGGGGATCGCGTCGTTCTGCCCGTACAACATCGGCTCTGGTAAATGCCTGCCATCCGGATTTTTTCGTAAGCTGAACGCAGGAGACCGCAAAGGGGCCTGTGCTGAAATCAGGCGTTGGATATTCGACGGCGGAAAAGATTGCCGCATTCGCTCCAATAACTGCTTTGGGCAGGTTTCCCGTCGCGACCAGGAAAGCGCGCTTACGTGCTGGGGGATAGACCAGTTAACCTTAGAGCGAAACTGTCAGCGCTGGCCGTTATGCTGGTGTTGTTTGTCGGTACATACTACGCCGGTTATCTGAAAGGCTGGTATGCACACAGCGAAAAGGTAAACAGCGAATATGCCGCGAAGAGCAAAAAGGCCGAGAAAGATGTTGCTGCTGGTGAAAAGAAAGCAGCAGCGGCCAGCGCAGAAGGCAAAGTGATTTACAGAACCATTTACCGCGATGTGGTGAAATATGTTAACGACACGAATCATACTAATTGCAGGTTTGACGATCATGCTGTGCAGCTGCGTCAGCGCGCCCTCGACGCGGCCAACTCCATCAGCGGATTTGATGCAGGAGCCGTGCAAGGGAGCGATCAAAGCCGGAACTGACAGCGATGAAGACCTGCTGGCAGATACTGAAACGGCGGACTGCCTGCGGGAATTGCGTACTAATATCTACCGCTGGCAGATGTGGTACAAAGCGACGGAATGAGTAAATAAATCGTAGAATATCCATGATTTGCTTACCGTAACTTATTGATTTTTCGTGTTCGTTATTTATACTCATATTCTATGTATGTCGAGTAATTTATTGAAAATAAAAGATGTTTTTCCGGTCTTGAAAACCGGCGACCCGAAAGGGTTCCAGAGTTCGAATCTCTGCGCTTCCGCCATTTTTATGGTAAAATCAATAAGTTACAGGATTTTTTTGATTCTGTCATGCATAAAGTAATGCATTAAAAGCCCGTGTAAAACGGGCTTTTTTTGTATCTAAAATCCGTATTTTTTCCCGCAAAAATTATGTCTAAACACTCCGTTCATGCCTAAGAAAGGCCCTACCTGTTTCTCATCCTATACAGATTAACCGAACAACATCCTTAGGTCACAAACGTGTATTCGTGACGGTTAGCTGGACAACCAATTGTTCTGTCGGTTAAAACAGCTAAAAAAGTTAACTGGTAATTGAAAATGAAAGCTAGTGAAGTCATGAAGGCGGTAAAGACGTGGTTTAAGGTGAGCAACTATGATGCTTTGCAGGAGATCACGATTGAAGACCTGAAGATGGAAGCGTTTGCCCGATTGAGGTTAGCTAAACATGATTTTGATGGAGAGTTGAATGACGACGACGACCGTGAGATCCGCCAGTGTTATCTGGACTATGAAGCTAAAATTTTAGCGGGAAAGCCTTTATTAGTAAGTCCAAGCAACGCTCCAGCTCCCACCTATGGAAAAGACTACCCACTCAGGCAGGCAGTGGAAAACCCTCTCCAGAACGCAAAAATATACATCAAACACATCACCGTAGCGGATGCTGCGAAATATGAGCGTCAATTAAGAGAGATAAAGATACTCAGGCGTATGGGGCTTAAGGAAGAAGGGGTAACCATGCCAGCCTCAGAAGAGATTGGTCGGTGGCGGTTGACTGATATCGAAATGCTTCATCCCCACAAGCCACTTTATCTGGAACTCAACATCAGAAGGCTTACTGACGAAGAAGTCATCGAACATATGAAGCGTATGCTTCCAGAATGGCGCAGGACGCATGGTATCCCGGAACCGTTAACGGGAACATTCAGGTTCGGGCTTAGCACGATCAAGAGGCTGATTAACTTCAGGATCATCCCTCTACTGGATCTGCTGTTCTGGGCCAAGAGAAACAACGAAAAAATTTCCTATGAACAGCTTGGCAGGCTTCTTTATCCCAATGATTCTGAGGATATCAGAGGTGGATCTCAAATCAAGGACACGGATAAGCCATTGGCTGACAAGGTGCTTACCCGTGAGTTTGATAGGATGTTTAACATCTACCTGAGCAAAAATGACAGCATGATACACACCAAAGTTGCTGAGGCCTTGAAGATGAACGAAAAAGAGCAGCAAGAGGAATAACTTTTCTTCTGCAATTCGGGGGCATCTGATGAAGATGCGCCCCGTTCTTCAAAACCAGCGAAATCCACAAATTTCCATTTTCCCCGAAAATCATTTCTTTCGACTTCCTCATAAAAATCTTGTTTGCCAATCTCTGCATCCTGCGATCTCAATTTTTCCTACTATAGCTCTTGTCGAAACAACAGAGGAAAAGACAAATGAGAAATGAAATCGCAGGTAAAAGATTAATCCGTGTTCCAGAAGTTCTGAGAAGAGTTGGATTTAGTCGAACCACAATGTATGAGCTTATCAAAGAAGGACGGTTCCCGGATAAGGTAATCATAGGGGCAAGATGTGTAGCTTTTGTTGAGAGTGAGATTGACGCATGGATTGATAATGCCATTTCAAGCTCGCGCATTAAACATAAATAATAAACTAAAAAGGATAATGAAATGAAGAATCAAAAATCAAAAGACATCAAAGAATTATCGACAAAAACTTTTACTGCTATGGCGAAGAATCTTTATATCACAGGAATACGCATATATAAAGAACAAGAAGAGCATGAGTTATTAACATCCATTATGTTGGATAGCAACAGAACGGAATCATATATTTCGCATGTTAAAGAATATCTGGCAAAACGCTTCGATGAACATATGGATGAAGCTGGTAAAAGAGAAAGACTTATCTATGTTGATATGGATAAAGTTATGTTTGAAATGAGATATGTGCATACTAAAGCATTACTTTTTAGTATGAGTTAATAATAGCATATTCGGCCCTGAAAGGGGCTAATAAAAAACAATGAATTAAATAAGCATTTAACTATGAGGGTATAAATATGTCTAAAGAAAGTATTGCTAGTAATAAATCAACTGAACTGTTCTATGATCTTGCCTGCAGGTCATTTACCGCAGGCTGGAATATGTTCATGGAAGTCAATGGTGATGGGGATGCCAATGATTATCTGGATGATCCAGAGTTTATGAGTCCATTTATTATTTATGTTATTGACCATATTCAGAACAATTTTGAAAGATTCACTGTCCAAGAAGGAAACAGTGGTGATATTAATCAAGTTGACTTTGAACTAGTCGCTGCCATGTTAGTTGAGTATTCAGAAGGTTTTAGAAAATAAGAACCAATCTTGCCCCACAACGGGCCAAACCATAAAAAGTAAATATAAATGGAAAATACAATATCTGTCGCAGTAAGTATATTGTGCGAAGAAACCCCAAAAGTAATGAATGCTATTCAAGAGCGTTTTGAAATATTTGTTGCCATTACGGGATATTCAGTAGAAGAAATCATGGATGATAGCAACTTGCTTGACGAGTTAAATCGATTTATTAATAACGAACTAGTTAATGATTTAGGGTTGGAATATGGTTCCGTTATCATAAATATCGGTTATAACAACTGATTGTTTTTACTAGCTATTAATATAATAAAAGGATTAAAGATGAAAGGGATTATATTTAATAAAAGAGAAAAAGAAAAAACGAACTTATTGCTAACATCTTACAAGGATACTGTGATGAGATTTATACTATTTATGAAAAACATCCTGAAACAGCAATCGATATCTTGAATGATGGGTTTCTTTCAGGCGTCATATATGATGTTTTGGTAACTCGTGAGATGAAGAAATACTCTATCAAAAATGATGTGTCTGATATAAATAGAAGAGATTTAAAAGCCACAGTATTATATTGGCATCAAGAACACATCATTGAACTTGTTATGAGAAATCTAAAGCAGGATAAAAATCAAGATCCTATTTATTGGAAGCTAAAGTTCACAGTGATCTGATATTAAAATATTATGAATATTCCCTCGTACAGAGGGAAATAATCCTGTAAAGAATCGGAGATAACCAATATGATTGATGAATTCCATGTTATGTATATGTACAAAAAAATTCAAGCTGAAGCGGCTACTACCGACATCAAAACACTGGAACAGTTTTTGAAGAAGTTCCGCCAAGTTGTTGCGGAGCGCCGGGAAGAATACTATCGGGAGATTGGTGAGAAAAAAGCACGTAAGTTGAGAATGAAAAGAGCACAAAGATTACTTGAGAAAATGACATGTGATCGTGTTTCACCAGAGGATCTAAAGGAATGACTATTTGAGTTTTATTAGAACATAAATATAGAAACGATAATCATTATCATTTATAATGGTTTTTATCGATAGATAGGTGAATCTGGAGGGAACTGTATGAGCTTTGAAGCTAAAAAGGAACACGCCATTGCCATTATGGAAAGCAAGAAGATGTGGCGTAGTAATTATTCCCCTCCTTTGCTACGCCTCGCATGGAAAGCTGGATTCAAGATACCACCGCTACCTTTTGCCTCATTCTGGCAAATAACCTTGCTGATGGGGGTATGGTTTGGTCCGGCATGGGGGATTTGTATGTGGTTTTCTTCATGGAAGGACAGTGGTATGCAACCGGGCATTGCATTTGTCTCAAGTATAGTCGCAGGTATTTGCTTTGGTGTTCTTATGGCTGCGTATCATTGGTGGCGAAAGATAGTTAACAATCTGCCAGACTGGGACAGTCTGGAGTAAAACAACAAAGACAACGAGCTATGAGGAACAGAAGCTATAGTATTCATTAGCCAAAGATCATATCGCTGGTTAGATGTATTTAGGATCGGATTTATAAGGTCTTTTAGCGTGAGTATATGTTTGTTTAAGTTAATTAAGGATGTTATATAAATTATACATCACTGCCAATATAATGTTACGTTACCCATTCTATAGACAAATATTGGGAAAAGGATAGGTTTCATGCAAATAATTTACCCTAGTGACTATTTTAATCTAAATAGAGTTGATGAAAATTATGAGGATGAATTCAACTGTGCAAGGCACAACGGATTAAAATGTGTTTTGCTATCATCACAGCATTTATTAGATAGCAAAATTAAGCTCTCAGAAAGTCCAGACGCACATGAACCAGTGATTTGGCGAGGCTGGATGCTTAAACAGAAAGAATATAGAGCACTGTATAACGCTGTTAAAAGTCATAGTACAGAAATGTTGGTTTCTCCTGATGATTACGTTTCTTGCCACTATATAACAGGCTGGTACGAACTATGTAGTGATTATACACCTGAAACTATTTTACTTACTGAGAGTGATGATTTAGAAAAAATCACATCACGATTAAAATGGCCTTCGTATTTTGTTAAAGACTACGTTAAATCACTTACGACATCGCGTGGTTCGATAGCAAGAAATGTCGAGGAGATACAGGAGATTTTAACCAACATAAAACAATATCGTGGAGAAATAGAGGGGGGAATCGTACTCAGAAAGGTTGAGGACTTAAAACCTGAAACAGAACGTAGGTATTTTTCATTCTATGGAACAGTTTACTCTGCTGATGATGTTATCCCTGCCATTGTACACGAAATAGCTAAGCATATAAGCTCCCCTTTTTTCTCAATAGATATGGTTGAGACAGATTCATCTGACCTTCGTTTGATAGAAATCGGAGATGGACAAGTTTCAGATATAAAAGAATGGGACATCCAAAAGTTCATCAAGATGATTGTAAAGGTCGGATTGTCTGGGTGAGTATTTTTTAATATCCGTCTGGCTATAAATCTTAAAAATATGAGGCTCAAAGGAATGAACAAAGTTAACAATATATATTCTTGTTTTTTTAAATTGATTGGTAAAAAAATCATCAAATATGAAACAGCTGAGATTTATTTTGATGACTGGGAACCTTGGAATGATTTACCCATAAGAATCTACTTTGATGATGGTGAGGTAATCTCTATTGCATGGTCTAAATTTGATGATCTGTGGCTTAGTAATAATCTGACACTTCCGTTTTCGATTGAGTATAATCAAGTTCGCTGGGTGATAAATAAACCGAGTGAAATATATGGATGTCTTAATAGCACTATATCATCGATAAAACTTGGTGTGGATTATTTGATTATTGAAACTGATAAAATAGAAATTTTCACCCATTTGCTGATCTACACGACTAACGGAGTTTTGGATGTGTTTAATAATCTCGATGAAAATGGCTACTCCTTGCTATCAGATTTTTCTGATAAAACATTAGATGTTGTATAAGTGAATTATATTTTAAATTTAACCTTATTAAAAAGATGCTTGATGTAAAGCGACAAGGAATGAAAAGTAATATTTTATTATACAGCCATTATTATGTTTTTTTTAAATATCGTAATGGCATTTAATATAAGCTGAGGGTTATATCAATTTGTTAAACTCTTTGATAAAGCAAAAGTTTAATACATGTATGAGGGACGGATTATGAAAATTAATAAATATGTTTATTTTACAGTCTTTTTTATTCTTATAGTGATTGTAGGCTATATAATGAACAATGGAAGTTCTACGCTTTCCAGACTGAAATCAGCAGGTGAAAACGGAGATGTAGAAGCTCAGTATGCTTTGGGTCTCATGTATTTGTATGGAGAAATACTGGATGTTGATTATCAGCAGGCAAAGATTTGGTATGAAAAAGCCGCTGACCAAAATGATCCGCGTGCGCAGGCCAAACTCGGTGTGATGTATGCAAATGGTCTCGGTGTAAATCAGGATTATCAGCAATCAAAATCATGGTATGAAAAAGCGGCTGCGCAAAATGATGTTGATGCGCAATTTTTGCTTGGAGAGATGTATGACGATGGTCTCGGGGTAAGCCAAGACTACCAACAGGCAAAGATGTGGTATGAAAAAGCTGCTGCTCAAAATGATGAGCGTGCTCAGGTCAATCTCGCTGTTCTATACGCAAAGGGTAATGGGGTAGAACAGGATTATCGACAGGCCAAAAGCTGGTATGAAAAAGCTGCAGCTCAAAATAGTGCTGATGCTCAGTTTGCTCTTGGAATAATGTATGCCAATGGTTATGGCGTGGTACAGGACTTACAAAAGGCAAAAGAGTTGTATGAGAAAGCTGCTGCTCAAGACTTTGCTAATGCCCAATTTAATCTTGGTATGCTCTATTACAAAGGTGAGGGAGTTAATCAAAACTATCAGCAAGCCAGAGAATGGTTTGAAAAAGCCGCGTCTCAAAATCAGCTGAATGCTCAATATAATTTAGGTCAGATCTATTACTACGGTCAGGGCGTGACTCAGAGCTATCGAAAGGCGAAGGAATGGTTTGAAAAAGCGGCAGAGCAAGGTCATGTCGATGCTCAATATAATCTTGGCGTAATATACGAAAATGGTGAAGGCGTTAGTCAGGATTTTCATCAGGCGAGGGTTTGGTATGAAAAGGCTGCTGTTCAAAACGATGCGCAGGCACAGTTCGATCTTGGTGTGATGAATGAACGGGGAGAAGGGGGAAGTATCAACACAGAGCAAGCAAGAACTTGGTTTGGGCTGGCATGTAAGAATGGGCATAAGGAAGGTTGCGAACGTTATGAAAATAACTGAAATGGTTTTTTAGGAAATTTTTGGGTCATAACTAAATTTAATTTTAGCTTTATAATTTATTTTGATTCTTTTTTGATATGCAAAAATATAGTGTGAGGAGAGGGGCAATAAATAATATACAAAACATTAATACGAGTAAGAATAAATTCCTTGATGAGCCAGTGTCACTAAAAAATCTATCCCAAGATTTCTTTGACATTATTTTTTGCGCTGATATTTCTAAAGCATAATACGCAAACGGGTATGCTACAGCACCAATAGCAAGGTATGCTGCAACATAAGGCATATAAGGAACATAAGAAGGAAATATATTTCCATCATTTAAATCAGTCAAAATATTGTAAACCAAAGAGCCACAACCGACTAAACTCCATAAACAATGTCTGAGATAGTATCTAAATGTCACATTCTTAACCTTACAGGTATAAAACAGTAAATGCTGATTCACATCACGATACCATACTGACCAAGGGCCTTCCAATGGAAATGTCGGAGGTGGTACATAAGAAACTTGAATTTAAAACCGCCATTTAGATTGACGGTTTTATTGTGATTAGATTGCGAAGTCTTCCAGTTTTTTACCTGCTTCAATAGCAGCCGCTATCGTTTTAGGAGTACGACCCTGACCCGTCCAAGTCTGCTCATTACCATTTTCATCTGTATATTTGTATTTAGCAGGGCGTGGAGCGCGAGTCGATTTGGCTTTAGGCTGAGATGAACCAACTGCTGCGAGGAGTTCAGCAGGATCAATACCATCTTCTAACAGTTTCTGACGGAAGGCTTGCAGCTTAGCCTGACGTTCTTCTTGTTCTTTACGGACGGCACTTTCTTCCTCACGACGATCTTCAACGACAGTAGAGAGTTTTTCCAGCATCTCTTCCAGAGTTGCCAGATCTGTTTCACGAGCATGTGCGCGAAGTGTACGAATATTGTTCAGTGCCTTGAGAGCTTCACTCATAGTATGTCATCCGGTATTTTAAAAGGGGCATTTAATAAAAATAATGTATGCGGTGTTGTTGTATAGTCAAAAAACAACCCGTAAATAATATAGTAAATATTATCGGTTAAGCAATCTTAAAACATCCCATTTGACACGGATAACGTAGGGCAGTTCTTTAAAGAGACATTTTTCTGCGCTTTTGGCTTGATGGTTCGAACTCTGACGAGATACGAGCGAGTTGCTCAAGGCTTTGTTCAATTGAACGCTGAAACTCCAGAGCGGCTCCTGTACGCTGTTTTATGACTAAGGCAACAATTTCTTCATCGCTTTTCTCAAGGAGATTTCTTCTATATAGGCTATACGTTTCAAGCTTATCAATGTTTTTAGAAGCAAAAGCGGAAGCTTGGTTAACAGGGTTAAGCTCATCGATAAATTTATCAAGCAGGGACTCTTTCTTCTTGTCCAGACGGCGCAGTTCAGTATGTGCAGATTTAAACTTTTGGGCTTTAATCAAAGGAACGTTATCAGAGCGTAGCCTACGATATTCATTTCTGTATTCTTCAATCGGAATATGATTTTTTAGTTCTTTGATTGTATCTAAATACTGGATTAAATCACTGTTGTCTGTTTTTACTTTTCTCATATAAAACCTCGTCAATAAAATAGTGGATATATTTATATTACGAGGTGTAGTGTAAGTGTCAAATTACATAGGAGCATTTAATATAATATTTTTGTAAAATATCGATTATTCTATCTCTTCAAAAAGACATTCGAGCATCTCCTCCTCCTCAGGGGACTGTAGTTTCAAAACCTCATTGTCGGTGGACGGTTTACTATTATTGTCCATCTTATTACTTTCATCAGTCTCTGTTCGGAAAGTATAAACGTTTTCAAATCGTTCTTTTTCATCAACAACAAATCCCTGTGCCTTTTTGACATTAGGGCGTTGTTTTGCGTTGATAGAATGCGCTTGTCCTTTAAGGAATATATTGGAGTTCATAAAGAGATCTCCGTCTTTATCAATAATGATCCCTTTCTTTTTGAGCTTTTTAAAGACAAGAGACATATTTGATTTTTTAATATCTAAATCTCGGCATAGCTTTGCTTGTGAGATATGAAAGCAGTTTCCAAACTCCATGATGTTTAAGATCCTTGCGATGACTTTCAGTTCGTTCTTTGAAATATCAAGCTCTGCGAGTTGCTGGAAGTTTTTAGTGAACATATGAACATAATCAACATCTTTCTTGATGGATTTGATGTTTTCTTTTCTTGAATAGATGTTGGTAATATCTTTATGTGTGCTGTAATAATGTTCGAATATCTGTACTTTCTGTTCAGAGGTGAAATGGTGTTCGTCAATATATTGCTTTAGCTCAAAAGGTGATAAGTCGTTAAGGGATTTGAAATCTATCTGTGCCATTGTATTTTTTCCTTTTATTATTGTTTTTATTAATACATAACAGATTAAACACTACCGTCAATAACAAAGTCAAAAATAAGTGGAAAAAGTTTTAAAATAATGGAGAGCTATCCATTGAGTATGATGGATAAAAAGTTTATTACTTTCTGGCTGGAATAAATTTACTGAGAGTGGAATGTTCGCCAGTTATTAAATAATAGTTTCAGTACGGAACTATAGTTATAGTTTTTGCTAACCATGGTTATAGGAAACTATAACCCGAGTTATAGATATCGATAACTATAGCTATAGGAATCTATAACCTTTTTTCTGTAATTTATTGTTTTATATAAGAAATAACGGCTGTAATATAGTAATAAGTTTAATATAGTAAAAGGGAATGTGTGCCTGTTGAATGGCACCTGCTGTTTTATGAATGGCGTTGGAAGTTTTTAGTAATGAAAATGAGTGGCATTAAAACTTTTCTTAATTGTTATGTTCAGAAAAGTTTTGCGATGGAGTTTATTTGTGCCTTATGAAAATGGCACCAGTGGTGTAATCTGTTTATTTTTCTTATTATGTTATTACAGCGGAGTGATTGTTTTCTACAATCACGAATCGCTGCTTTTATTGTGAGAGATTAATTAATTTGCCTTTTACTTTGTGTGCGTCTTCGACGCGATCTTTTTTGGATAAATCCAATATCAACAGGGGCAAGCCCTGTTCAGCAGTGTGATTGTTGCGAACAATCACGAAGTGCTGCTACCAAGGATATAGTTTTCCTATACGTTTAAGAGCAAATGCTATATGTCTAAAGGGAAAAACTATGTTTAAACATAGGATCTAAATTCAGCATCATGAGGAAAAGAGAACAAACAATGATCGAGTACTTTTCTTTTTATTTAACAGACAGGAGATATATAAAATGAAAATGTCAGCGTCAGGGCGTAGCCGTGCGTCAGCACAGAGATAAAGTTTTCAAAAAGTAGTTTAAAAACAAGAGGGAAAATCATGGTTAAAACATAAATATATTTGATTTTCACGATCGCGATGTAGTATTAGATAGTAATAAATAAAAAAGGGAAAAACCAAATGAAAAATATTAAAATGATAACACTCTTTCATCCCCATGAGAAAACACCATTTATGATCTGTATTGTAAACAAAGTAGAAGATACTGAACATGGAATAAAACTCACTCTTGAAAATGGCAATGATATTTGTGTCAATAATTATAGCCATTATCTGTTATCGGAGTCTGTAAGTCGTTGCGATAAAGATAGGTTGAAAAATATTTATATTCGCTTGGTTTCAGAACTCACACAGATGAGTGAAGAAACTATAAAATCACAGATGTTATAATCTGAGTTATCAGTTTCAGATATTGTGATGTTATCTATAAGGTCAATGCTTTTGGGTTGAATCTATATCCAGACTTATCAACGAACCTGTATCAGGTTAAAGTCGAATACGATAAGTGGCAGTGTTCTGGTAAAATGCGTTGTCTGATAGTGTCAGGAGGCGATGAGTGATGGAAGGTAAATTAATTTTTTGTTCCGATGCAATACTGCGGTTTCAGTCCGATTATGATGAAACCTCGGCTGTTCCGTTGCTTTCCATACAGAACGCGATAGCTGATGCTGACCCCTTCTTTCTTCTCCGTTTCTTTCGCCATACGGCCCTGACTGAAGAAGGAACAACACTGGCAAGTATCTTCTTGGCTATAGAGCCGTGGAAGGAATTGTTAGCGGCTTATCTGGACAGAGATGTTGGTGCCTACATAGATGAGGTAAGAAAACCGTCCGGGCCAATGACATGGGATATTGAATGGATTGGGATTGACCGTCGAAGCTCGGTTTATCGCGCTTACAAGCGTCAGGATATGGAAGAAGGGGAAGATTTTTCAACCTATTTTAATCGCGAGCGGTTCTCGACTGATGAATTTGACATAGAAAGTAACTGCGATGCTTCAGGCTTCATTAAAGGTGATAAAGAACGCTGGAGTATCAGCGGCGATGTTCAACAAATTAAAAACCTGCCTGTAATCCTCTATAGCAAACAGACATTGATGACTTCAGCGAAGGACGGATTGTTGAAGAAGAACGTATCAGGGGTGAAGAGTTCCAAGCATAGCTGCTTTGTTTATGGCGATACCTCGTTTTCTTTCAGCGAGGTAATGGAAGCTATCTTCATCAGTGGGCTGTTCTTCTATGCGCCAAGAGACGCCGCCAGTAGTCTTGATGAACTGAAAGCGAGTTTGGCTGAGTTGGAAGAAGAACTGGCCGAAGAGCCTGAAACAGAATCGGCTGGTAATGAAACAGATAAAGAACCTACCATAGTCGTAGTCGAAGGTGCTTTTGATACGGTCGCTGCTCATATGGAGTCAGAAGCTGAGGAGTGGCAATCCATTAAGAAGCTGTGCCAGCGAGAAGGTGAGCTACCCATACGCATCGGTAGTATTAAAGTGGCTGAGCCTCCAGAGTTTCGTTTTTAG